GTGTTTCTAAACCATACATCAAAGAATGGAACTTAGATATACCAAAGCCAGACGATCTGTCTGAATACGAAGCTGAAGCAAAAAAAGAAGAAGCAAATCAACTTGTGATAGCCAAGCGTGTATCTCTCTATGGATCTGCAATAGATCAAATTCAAATCTTAGTAGAGCAAGGCGTTGACGCATTAGTTGAAAGAAATCTAAAAATAAAGTCCGACAACCCAAAGGAATAAAAATCATGTGTGAACATTGTGGTGGAGAGTGTGTCTGTAGGTAAACTATGACACAACTCGTTCCAAAAAAACAAGGCAATAGACCAAGCAAGTATAAACAATCTATCTTAGCAGATTTGTTTGAAATGTTAGCTAGAGGTAAAACTATTCGTGAGTGTTGCAAAGAATTAGATGTATCTTGGACAACACTTAGACAATGGATTAACAAAGACGAAAAGCTAAACAAACAATATCTTCAAGCAAAACACGATAGCGTTCTCTATACAATAGAGGATTTAGATACATTGTTAGAACAGGCAAAGAAAGATCCCAAACTTAATATGACAAAAGTAAAGCTACTAGAGATTATTCAAAAAAATGTGCATTTTAAAGCGGGTAAACTTGCTCCTAAAATATATGGAACAGAAAAACAAACAATGTCTATACAAGATCAAAAAGGTAACGAGTTTAAAGTGGAGTGGTCAAAATGAAAATTGATTTAAAAATACTTGCTCCTTACATCGTTATAGCTGCATCAATGTTTATAACATGGGGTATGTGGTCTGAAAGGTTACAAGCTGTTGAGAAAAAAGCAGATACAATTTCACAAATGCAACAAGACATAGCAGTTATAAAAGAAAAAATTATTTGGATTGAGAAACATTTGGTTAACAATAGATGAAAATGTTTTTAATTTTTTGGCTTTGTATTCAAAATCCAACCTTACCCTTAGACAAGACCTGTGTTCAAGAAGTTGTTTATGACAAATCCTACGACACAGTAGAGGAGTGTAGACTAGCTTCTCAACAATTAGCCACATATTTAACTGACAGACCGAATGTGTATGTCACTACTTTTTGTACGACAAAAATAAGCCCAAATATATAAAGGAGGTTTCCTTTGTTCAAAACAAAATCGATACTTATTTTAAGTGATACACATTTTCCGTATCAAAAAAAAGAATACTTTAGGTGGATAAAAAAATTAAAAGATAAAGTAAAGCCAACAATGGTTTTAATGATTGGTGATTTATGCGATCAACATTCAATTAGTCAGCACCTGCATTCACCACAACTTAAAAATATTAAGTATGAACTTGAGGAAGCAAGAGTTTGTATAAAAAAATTAAGAAAAATATTTGATTGTCCTATGCCTATTATGTGGGGTAATCACGATATAAGAATACAAAGACTAGCAGAAAAAGCTTCTATGCCTGAGTCTTTCTTGAAAGATATAAACGAAATACTAGGTATAGATCCTAAATGGAAATGGACTTGGCACGATAAATTAATTTTAGAATTACCTAATAAAACAAAAGTTTTTTTTACTCATCATTTTAAATCAAATGTTTTATCAAGTGCAAAAGAATTAGGTTGTTCGCTTGTCGTTGGTCATCAACATACTAAGTCGGAGTATTCCCTGTGGAGCTCACCCACATCTTTAAACTTCGCTCTGTGTGTTGGATCAAGCATTGAGCCTAGACATGAAGCATTTAAATATGGAAAGAACTTTATAAAAAGACCAATAATATCATGTGCAAGTATTGTGGACTCAGTACCACAAATACACCCAATGTTTTTAGATAAAGATGGAAAGTGGACAGGTCAAGTATGACAGATAGATGGACTAAAAGAGACAATGTAAACAATAAAATAAATCCTGACTATTATATCGGTACAAAGATACAAGTTTCAGATTTTATACATGAATTTAATTTAGATTATTTTCAAGGCAACATAGTTAAATATGTTGTGAGACATAAACAAAAAAATGGTCTTGAAGATTTAGAGAAGGCAAAATGGTACTTGGACAAACTAATAGAAATTACGAAGAAGTAAAAAAACAAATCATAAAACACGAAGGCAAAAGAAACCAAATTTATCTCGATCATCTTGGCAATAAAAGCTGGGGTATAGGACATTTGGTGTTGCCCTCAGACAACTTACAAGAAGGAGTAGAATATAGTGATGATACAATTATGGAATACTTTGAAAGAGACTTTCAACAAGCTCTATCAGATGCAAGATCGTTTATCGAAGAAGAATCTATTGATCCTGATGCTTTCGATTGCATTATTAATTTGTCTTTTAACTTAGGCATAAACAGACTTAACACCTTTGTTAAATTAAAACAGGCTTTAGAAGAGAATGATTATGTCACAGCAAGTTTTGAAATTTTAGATTCAAAATATGCAACACAAGTTCCAAACAGAGCAAACGAATTAGCAGAAAGGTTAAGAGATGTTTAACTTACTTGGTGCAGTAGCTCCTATGATTAAAACTTTATTCTCAACAATAGATAAAACTATTGATAATAAAGCAGAGGCAGAAAAGCTCAAACAATCAATACAACAACAATTACTTTCAGGTCAATTAAAAGAACTTGAAGCACAAGCAAAAATAATAACAGCAGAAGCTCAAGGTGGTTGGTTACAAAGAAACTGGCGACCAATACTAATGCTTGTTTTTGCTGGTCTTGTTGTAGCTCATTGGTTTGGTTTAACCGCTCCTAACATACCTGAGAGCGTACAAAACAGTTTATTGAATATCGTACTAGTTGGAATTTCTGGTTATGTGGTTGGAAGATCAGCAGAGAAAGTTATGGACAAATATAAAAAATGAGTACCATTAAAGAAGTAGAGTCACAGCTTAGAAAAGCAAAAAAAGAATTACGAGAAATAAAAAAACAGCTAGAAGAACTTACACATAGAGAAAAGTTCTATCAAGATAGATTAGAAATAGCACATGAGAAGAACGCTATATTAAGAGAAGAAAAGCGTAACATCACAGTTGATGATGTTATTGCATTTCAAAAAGCAAAAGCAGACTACGCATCTTCTCAAGATCAATCAATAGCAAAACAACTAGAAAAACAAGAACAAGTAGAGTTTGACTCCAAAGGTATTGTAAATGAAAAAAGAACATAAAAACCCTAGTGGTGGTTTATCTGCAAAAGGTAGAGCATATTTTAAAAAAAAAGAAGGCCTGAACTTAAAACCACCTCTGAAATCAGGTGACAATCCAAGACGAGCAAGTTTTCTGGCAAGAATGGGTAATGCAAAAGGTCCTGAATATAAAGATGGTAAGCCCACAAGATTATTACTTAGTCTAAGAAAATGGGGAGCATCATCTAAATCTGATGCCAAACGCAAAGCAAAAGCTATATCTGAAAGAAACAAAAAGAAAAAGAAATCTTGAGATCAATAAAAGAAGATATCAGTCTATGGTCAAAGACTGTTATTGAAAAACCAAACAAGCATCTTGGTAACTTTGCTGCATGTCCATACGCCAAGTCATGTCGTGAAAAAAAACAATTTAAAATAGAAGAAGTACACGAAGCCAAACAATTACTACCAACTGTAGTAGATTGGGCCAACAAATTAAAAAGAACTAAATATAGAATAGCTATTATAGGTTGTTCTGATTTATCGATAACAGCAACTCAATTAGATTCAAGTATTGAAGCCTTAAACTTTGTCTATATGCCAAAAGATGTTTACTTAATGGCATCACACCCTGAGACTGGTGATGATAATATAGATTTTCTTTACGATCATGGCTTCAATACCGAAAATACTTTTTCAATGATCTTAATACAAAGATATCAAGACCTTGAAGAAGCCTCCCAAAAACTAAAAAAAGTAGGTTATTACAAATATTGGGAAGCAGACTACTACAACGAAACAGTCGGACATCGACATCAACTTAAGGAAAGGATCAATTTAATGCGTGGAATGAAAAAGACAGCAAAGAAAAAGAATGGAAAATTAAATCCAGCTTTGCAAAACATTAACAAAAAGAAAAAAAAGAAGAAGAAGTAATGCCTAGAAAACTATCTAAAAAACAAAAAAAAATAGCTCAAGTAGCTCCGCCTAGAAACAAGATAACAGGTGCAGACTTCAAAGGCTTGAAAAAGAAGAAGAAAAAATAATGGCATCAAAAAATGTACCCACAAATAAGGCTTTGTATGCAAGAGTAAAAGCAGAGGCTAAAAGAAAATTTAAGGTTTACCCATCTGCTTATGCAAACGCTTGGCTCGTAAAAACTTACAAAAAACGAGGTGGGGGATATACAACTAAAAAGGCATGAGTAGAGCTAGTGGAGGTCTTACTAAATGGTTTGCCCAAGACTGGGTAGATATAGGATCAAAAAAAAAAGATGGCAGTTATGCCAAATGTGGTCGTAAGTCAGCTAAAAACAGTAAGAGGAAATATCCAAAATGTCTACCAAAATCAAAAGCAAACAGAATGACAGAGAGTCAGAGAAAGTCTGCTGTGAGAAGGAAACGATCAAAGAAACAAGGCGTGGGCGGCAAACCAACAAATGTCAAAACCTTCGCTTAGTTATTGTTAAATGGATAGATAGTGGTCTATGTGATCCTTCGTGGATTGAAGCTAGTAGCTATGAAAAAAAATCTATGCCAATCTGCTATACTGTGGGTTGGCTATATAAAAAGACAAAGGATAAAACTATTTTGTTCTCAAGTTACTCTTTAGACGATGGTAGTTACAAAGATGGCAACGAGGGTACGATTCCCTCTCT